CGTTATAGCCGTTAAATACTACCGTGGTTTCCAAACCATTCTTTGTGATATTGATAACATCATCAGGAAGGTATTTATTCCATGTAGTTAAATCGTCAAGTACAAAGAACTCCGGCATACCATCAAAGTACATCTTGTAAGTAACGTTTCTGGTAGAATTTCGATACCAAACAAGGTAGAATATCTTGTTTTTGTCTATGTCAGCCAACGATATTTCATAAGTTGCCTTAGTCTGACTTGCAAAATCATAAAGCCATTTAAGTATTCTGCCCTTACGAGGGTCTTGTGAATAAAGCGGATAGCCCCAAGCCGTAGGCATTACGTCTAATAAGCCCCATCCAAAGTCAGGATAGTTATATTCAGCCTTTGTAGTAACCTCAATAACCATCTTTGTAGCACTACCCTTACGCATAGCCGTTTTCGGTACGAATTTAGCCTGAGCCTGTGTCCTATCATAGAACATGAACGTTCCATCTTCCTGATACCATGCGTAACAAGTTTCCTTGTTAATCTGACCGTCAAGGTATCCCGCATTTTCTAACTCTACGATAGGATTGATGTAGTGGTTATAGCTGTCGATCAGCATCAAACGTCCAATATCGTAATCGATATATTCAGGATCGCTAACAAGATTATCACCACGGCTTGTAGTTGCAAAGATAACGAAATAGTATCTTGCCTGATTATCCAACGTAGATACTGTAGCAGGACTAACCTCATGTTCGAGGTCAACCGAACCGTCACAATCAGCAAGGCTATTAGGTATTGCACCCTTCTTGTAGCCTAATTTCTGTAATGTGTAAGTTCCAGAAGTAAGTACAGGCATTTCAAAACCAACTTCAACATTGTTTCCGTCAAGGTAAATCTCTGTAATCAACGGAGCTAACAGATTCCTTTGCGTATTAACGCTGACAACCTTTGTAAATCTGTAGCGTTGTTTTGTTACCCCGTTATCTGTGAAATTGCTATACGGGAATATTCCGTAATAGTATTTTTTGTTTTCCTCAACCGTATCATCAATAAATGGTGTTTCGCTGTATTCATCACGGGTAGTGCTATTAACAAGTATCGTACAATCATCCCACGGATGTACAGGGACACCTGTTTCGCTTCTTACTACTATCGTGCCTACCCACGTTTGAGGTTCCGGCTGATTTGTAGATATATCTGACGGGTCATTCCATGTTATGTTTACACATTCATTATCCCTGTCATATTCAATAGAAACATTACTCGGTTCTTGCAAAAATCGTATTCCCGTATTACGACAATACTTGATAAACATTTCAGCAGATTCATCATTAACCTGTCCGATACCACCCGCACCATCAGCCGAATTGTTCTGACTATCCCCAACGTGCCATTTATCGTTAATCTGATACTTAGGCTGTTTACGATTGCCACGGCTTGTATAGGTATCAAGCATACTGCCTAAACCCTTTAAATGACGTTCAAGGACGTATGTGTTATACTCGCCTATGTCACCGACAACCTTAATGTTATCGCCAACCTCGATACAAAGATCGCCAACGTGTTCAACGTTCATAGGGGCATAACGCCTATGCGTAACCTGTTCACGGATATTAAGCGTAGCCTGTTTGATGTTTTCTTCACCGTCTGGCAAACTCTTAATGCCCGAAAGCACAAAGTTGTCAACGATATTGTAAACGCTCGGATGCCTGTAGGATGATGAACCCTCATAAGCAAGCTGAATATTGTTCTGGTCATAAACCCTAACAAAACCAATGCCCCAAACAGCGAAATCCTCATAAGTTGTAGGCGGTTTTCTGAAATCATCCGTAACAGTTCCAACAGTTTCAGCGTCATACTTAACAAGCGTAAGATACTCAAATACGCCCGTTCTGCTTATGTGTCCAAAAACACCATTAGCATTAAGCAAACCGCCCATAAAAAAGCCAAATGTGATCGTATCGCTTTCAATATTCTTCGGGACTTCGTAATCGTCATTTACAAGTTCGGTTTCCTCGTTCTGTTCGATAATGTAATCAAAGTCTGTAGCTATATATTCAAACAGGCTGTCCCTTAATTCCTTAACGGTCAAAGGTTCATTATCATTGTCAGCGTAAACCTCGTTATACCATTCCGTAATATCCCAATCCCTTAAAAAATGGTTAGCGTCATAAAGGATTATCTCTCTTGTACGCCTGTCAGCCGAATACTTGTCCGAATAGCAGATATATTGTCCTACCTGAAACAAGGTATCGCTATCCCCGTTAAAGTAGATGTAGATATTCAGCATTAAATCATCCGTGTTAGTCTTTAAGTTAGGAATACTGCTCTTATTGATTATGGTAAAGCTGACTTCCGCACTTTCCATCAAGCCCCATGTAAGATCATCTTCCGAACAAAGACTTTCCTCTAACCTAAAGGTATTGGTCTTAACGTCAGCCGTATGTATCTCAACTGTAGCAGATTCAACAAGTGGCGGTTGCCCCGTTACAGGCGTAACCGAAGCAGCTTCATCTACTATCAGTATGTCTTTGGTTTGATGGGACTTGTAAAATAAATCCCGGTAAGCATATTCAACCATGTTTTTATCCTTCCCAGATAAAACCTAACTTTTCGGCGGTTTTCTTGCCGATAGTTCCTGTTTCGTATTTCAGCCCATTGTCATGCTTAAAATTTTTACTTGCGATCTCGGTATTTTTGCCAAATACACCATCTATTGATCCGGGATTGTACCCTTTTTCAGTAAGTAACGCCTGAGCCGTTTTAACATCCTCACCCCTCATATAAGGGTCTGTCAGTTTAAGTTCACGCCTGAGTACAGGCTTTTCGTTAAGATCAACCCACCAATCAGGTCTTGCAATCTTTTTCCATTCACGCTTGAATAAGTTAGTCATTACTACGCCATCCGCAGTTCCCTTAGCCTCAATAACGGTCTTTTCGTCAATAGCATAGCCAACATGACCAAGTGAATCTGTAAACACAAAATCGCCCGCTTTAACTAACTCTAAACGTTCAATCTTGTTAGGAATAGCGTTATACATATCCTTAGCCCGCATATCGTAAGCAAATACGCCCTTTGACATAAGCCACTTCATGCCTAAGCCAGAACAATCAAATGCCAAAAGTGTAGCTATATCTATTCCGGCATCTATTTTTTTCTGTAGCAAAGTAAGTACGTTCTGGACAAGTTTAGGATCGTTTTTTTCCATAGCACAAAGTTTATGTAGCAATTCTACAAACCTTTCGCCTTGCGCTCCAAGTACATACATCATGCCAAGCATGGCAATTAAGTATGATTTAAACTCTGAAAACTTAGCTGTCACTTTCGCCATGGTCTACCTCCTGTTCTTCTTTAGCTTCTTTCTTCCCGGTCTGCGTTCCGAAATAGAAAGATACTACCATGGTAAATACTGTTAAGAACTGATCGCCACTTATAACCCCGATTACAGACAGATAAGCAAATACACCTGTCAATACAAAAGTTACAATCGACTTAACATCAATAAGTTTCGCTATCTTCTTTCCCATATCATCACCCCTTAATCTGCTGCCGTTGTTACACCACCGATAAATGATAATCGGCAAGCGTCATATCTTATCTCCGTTGCTGACGCTAAATACATCTGCGGTTTAAAGTCAGCCATGTAACCACGCTGAGTTACATACTCGTCTAATTCAGGGATATAAGCGGTTATGTTACATTCCCTGCCTCTTTCCTTGCCCGTAATGTACTGAGCCGCTATATTTGACATTAACGTTGCAAACTGTGTGTGATTTAGCTGAGGTACAGTTTCAAACTCAACCTTTAAGGCTTTCAGGGCTACCGCATCCCTATGCAAATAGCCCTTTTCATCCGTCCAAGGTTCGTAATCCTGCATATTTACATAAGCATAATAGCTGTCAGCCTTTATCAAACTTAAAGGTATGGTATAATCACCGATCTTGATTAAATATCCTGCGTATGCCATGTCCTGCCTCCTTATGCAAATGCACTATGCCCTAATTTGTTCTTATAACGTGCATCTTCCTCACGCATAACTGTAAACATTCCGTGAGGATCGCCCTCAATCCTGAATACAACCTCTGTCTGTCCATTAGCTGCTGCCTGATTAATTGCACTCGCCATCTGCGACATGAAAGCGTTGTTGCTGTCCATATTGCCGTAGTTGAAACTGCTACCATTAGGACTTCCGGTGTCAAGTTTAGGGATATTGTACTCATATCCACTAAATATTGATTTGACACTTTCTGACATATCCTCAGCGGCCAATTCAAGGTCTGGTATGCCATCCTCAATACCAAGTGCTGCACCTTCCGGGATAAACTTTGCAACCTTCCTGTACAGTTTAGAAGGTGAGCCAAACTGATTGTAGTCAGCATAAGCCTTATAACCGACTTCACCCATACCGTAAAACGCATCATATACGTTTCCATAAGCATCTGTAAGTCCACCGCAAACTCCAAACGCTATATGCCTTCCCATCTTATCGGCTTCGATTACCATGACGTTTTCAAACTTAGAAATAGCGCTTCGTATTGCCGACGCATTGGCATTACTGTCTACAAGATTAATGACTTCATTCATTGCATCCTGTACACTTTCCGGTAATTCTTCTCCAAATACCTGTTTAACACTATCTCCTAAATCTTTGGTCAATCCTTTTGTCGGAGCAAAGTGTCCAATCGCACTTTCGACCTTAGCAAAGATAGTATCGATATTGCCCACAACATTATTAGGATTCCATATCATATCACCGTTAGAATCGTAATGGGCATCTGCAAAGGCCTTCTCCATCTGGATTCTTAATTGTGACATATAGCCTATCAACTTAGGTGAGTTGCTAAGAATCGCAGCTTCTATATTGGTCATAGTATCTTGTACTTCTTCCGGCACTTTACCATTCCCAAGTCCGGCAAATGAATTGTTGATGCTGCTAAACATAGAGTTCATATCAGTCTTGCTGACTTTTTCACCATCCTCGATTTCTTTAGCAACATTTCCCATAGCAGACTTCATAGCATTAGGCAGTTTATCAGATGTGATTATCTGTTCTGATAATGTCATTGCCTCCTGCTCTGCTTCATTCATTTTCTTCCATGTCCCCTGATACTGTTCTTCCCAATACTTAAATTCTTCATTAAGTTTATCAAGGTCTTTCTGACGTTTTTCTATCTTAGGTTCTAAGACGTTGACAACTGCCAATCTTTGAGCAATACCCGAAACATCAAATTCACTCCACTTTTGATTTCGTTTATCCCATATCTTTGCTATGTCCTCAGCATCTTCGCCGGCAATAAGTTTATCAACAATATCATTAAACCATTGGTTACCGTAATCTTCTGTATGTCCATACCTGACTGCGGTATCAATATACATCTGTCTTAATGCTTCTAATTCATCTTCCGCCTGTTGTTTTTTCTCGTTAAGATCGTAAATATCTTTTTCGACATTTGCTTTCTCATTGGTAATCGTAGATAAATTATCTTTGTAGGCATTAAGATACATTTGTTCTTTTTGCAGTTCTAACAGTTTTTCAAGTTCGTCCTTAGAACCCTTATATGCCCCGGTCACTTTATCAATCTGACTTGCCAACTGAGGCATAACCTCGATAAGTTCATCAGAATAGTATTTCAACAGACCTTTTTCACCATCTGTCAAATCGTTATATCTTAATGATAGGTCATATACTTTGCGGGCAAGTTCATCAATCGTTCCGAACTCTATGTCCACATTTCCCTTTGTAACTTTAAGGTTTGTAATGATTTCTAAGGTATCTAATCCATGTTCATCAACCCACTCGTATTCTTCCTGAACAATACGTTCAGCATCAGCCAAAGGCGGAGGTTCTACAGCCTTACCAATCGCCAGATTGACAATGAGTGATACAAGTGCACCTATAGCAAATGCCACACCACCACTTGCGATACCTAATGAACCCGCAATAAGGGCTATTCCTGCACCTGACATGGCAGAACTTACAAGGGATTTAACTATGGATTGTACACTTGAAGCAGAATATTTACCCGCCTTGATTTCTGTGATATTATCTATCATCAAGGCTACTCCGATTCCAAGAGTAACAACCCCAACACCAAGTTTCTTTAAGATTTCTTTCGTCAGGCCTGCTTCGGTAAGTTTTCCGGCAATACTCTTTGAAATGGTTGTCTGTAATATCTGACCAAGCCCGGTATATTTTAAGGCTGTAAATCCGGCTATGATAGCGGTTTCAAACGGAGCCGCATTAAACATTCCATGCCATAAGTCTAATGCGGCCTGTATTCCGGCAGAAATAACCTCGCCAATACCTTCAAAGACTTCTTTCCACTTTATACCGCTGAAAAATTCACCGATTTTTTTACCGATAGTTTCCCAATCGACTTTTCTAATGGCATTACTGATAAATTTCGTGATCGAGATTACAAGACCAGAAATATCTTCGCCCGCCTTAAAGAAATCACCTACCGAAAAATCACCGATTATATTTTTAATAGGCTCTAAGGCAAGGCTGATATATTCTGAAATTTCCTGAGCCTTGCTTGTCATTCTTGCATAGGCTTCGTCCCAAACTTTTTCATATTCGGCCGTAGCTTCAAGAATCTGTTTTGTTAAATCTATCTGGTCAGACAGACCTGCTCCTGCCTTGCTATTATCACCACCGATAACCTTTAACTCGTCAAATTCACGGATTCCCTTTTTGGTTTCCTTCATTGCCTTGTTAAGATCATCAACGGCTTCGGTATCTTCTTCAAATGTATCTGCAAAACCTGTACCAAATTCATCAAGATTAAGCTGTATTCCAAGCATACTTGCTATGTCTACAAGCAATCTCTTGATAGCAAGTGATAATCCGTTTATATAGGGCAGTGTTCTTGAAATCCACGGGATAAACAACTGACCTAATACCGTACCTACTTCTTTGAGATTTGTCTTTAATTGTCTTAACTGATTAGCAGGTGAGTTAATAGTATGTGCTAAATCGCCCCATGCAACCTTACTCTGGTCAAGTATGGCGATCAATCTTAACTGAGCTTTTTCAGCCTGTGACATTTCCGATACAGACTTAGTTATGCCATTAGCAAAAGCATACTGTTCCAAACTTGCGGATGTAATGTCTATACCATATTTGTAAAGGCTTCGTGCCATGCCGCTTAAACCACTCTGTAGGTTTTGAGCGACCTGTTCAAAGTCAAGGTTTTTCAGAGAACTCATATCTCCGGCAAGCATACTAAATGCTTTGGCCGTTGATTGTGCTATCTCCTGTGACACACCCATAGCATTTGTTATACTTGCTACAGATGCCTGATATTGTGTCAATTCTGTCAGATTCAAACCTAATGATTTCGCATTGGTTGTTTTTATCAACCTTTGTTCAACATCAAGTTCCAGACCTGACATTTTCTTTAACTTCTCCTGTAAGGTTGAAGTAAATGCCTCCGCATATGTTTCTGCACTTCCCTCACCTGCCCTACGGAACGAATCAGTACCAATCTTAGTCGCGGTAACATCAAAGTAGTTGTACGCTTCAAGATAGTCAGCGGTAGATACAAAGGCGTTTTTTAACCCCTTAGCTGCCCTCATTGCCAGCCAAAACTCTGCATACATCTTACCGATAGCACTTGCAAGACTTTTAGCTTTTTTAGTGGAACGGGTTGCAGAAATCTCAAATTTATTGAGTGAACTATCAATCGATTTCGCAGCATTTCCCACTTTACCACCTTGCTGAGAAAGATTTGCAAGGCTATTTGTAAAGTCTATGATACTCTGATTTACTTCGGGAAGATTTGAAATAGTGGTGATAAGATGTGCTAATGCAGATTCCAGTTTAGGAATGTTTGTGATTGCGGATTGAGCACTCTTGTTACCAAACTTTCCTAAAGCTGATATTAGTTTCTGGATATTATCTGTAACGTATGTAACACTTGCAAGATTTGAAAAACCCATAGAAAGAACAGCCAAACAATTAGCTAATCCGTACAGTTTATTAGTATCAACTGTACCTAAAGAACCTAATTCCTTGACTATTCTGGTGTAATCGGATGCCCTTGTAGCACCCTTCATATGTTCAATTACAGCATTAAGATTTGATAAGCCGAAAGAAAGCTGATTCAGTTTACTTGTTTCAAGGCTACCAACTACAACTGACAGATTGTTAAGCCTGTTCGCAAGTTTATCTATTGCCGTGAGCGCTTTTTGAGATTCTGCCGTAATTTGTAACGTTAAAGTTTCTAAATCAGCCATTCCTTTATACCTCCGGCTTTTTATGTTCTAATTCCCAATTTGCTTTCATGGTTTCTAACTGAGCCACGAATAATTTTCTCTGTTTGCGGAGATTTGATTCGTTTACTTCCTGTTCGGACAATGTTTGTGAGAATGGCTGTTTAACATACTTTGATCTCGCCTTATATCCGGCAAGATTATGTTCTACCGCCGTGGCAACAGCCGATTCAATATACATTCCTAATTCCCAATTATTTACATCCTGCATCTGTTTTTTCAGTTTTTGAGCTTTAAAAACATATTCAAGTTCCATAGGACAACAAGGTAATACTTCCTGTTTTGTAAGTCCCAATGCTACATATGTGGGTAGGATGTCCGAATAAAATCTCTCTGTATATGTCAGGTGTTCTTCTGGTTCTTCTTGCTGACTTTCTTCTTCAAGGCTTCCATCTCCTCGTTCGCTTTCGTCAGCAGGTTGCCGAAAAAACCTTCACTTAAAAGTTCCTGTGCTATCATTACGAAAACATTAAGAAGTCCATGCTCATCAGGATTCTCCTCATAGTATTCGTCTAAAAGAAGTCCTATATCGTTTTTATCTTCTACCGGGTTAAACCTCTTAAAACCCTCAAACAGCAAGTCCCTTGTAACAGTAAACATCTTACGCACAAAGTCCATATTGTTAGGGTTATCAGGATTAGGCTGTAAACCTTCTCCATGAAGAAATCCCATAACCTCTGCTGTCTTATCAAGTAAATCGGTATCACAGAAACTGTTATATCCAAATTTAACTTTGTATTCCTTGTCTTTTATCTTTAAATTCATCATATTATTTTTCCTTCCCTTCTTACATAAAACCGATAAACGATATAAATATATTAACCTTTAAGGGAAGGGGCAGCTTTCGCCGCCCCGTTCCGTTTTCAGGGGTTTAATTCCATCAGGTGAACGCAACCTTAGTTGACATTCCTTTAGGATCAACGATAATAAGCGGGAACTCTACTACCAAGAGTTCGTTCTGACCTGCCTCAGGCTGAGGTATAGCCTCAGGGGGCTGTGCGATTACAAAGAACGCATCTGTGAAACCGGGTATAATGGTTTCAAACCACATCTGTAAGCCGGATGCCTTAGCGGTCTGGTAAGCCGAAATAAGGTTAGCCCACTGCGTATAAGTTTCACTTGTAAGGTTAACAGCGATAGTCCAAGTACCACCTGTTTCACCACGTCCTGCAACGGTCTTTGTAACGTAGTCCTCTAATGCTGACGCATCAATAGTCGCGGGAGTAACTGTGATACCGCCGATTGAATTGATTCTGTCAAGCTGAGTAAAACTTGTAGGTTTTTCACCTGAATAGCCGCTTCTTTCTACACCATAGCCGAATGTAATTCCAAGAGTTGAAATTCCGGGGATTGTAGCTGCCATGTCTTTATTCCTCCTTGTTAAATATCATGTTAAAAGTCTATTTCTTCATTTGCACCGATTACCCGGCGGAAACGAGAAATGATGATGTAATTGTCTGAGGTTTCTCTTGTGATCTCACCTCTATTAACTACGTTGAAACGCAGTTTTTTGAAATTATCCAGAACACAGCCGGCAACCTTTCGACAACCACCTAATCCCTGTGACTTATTGACCGTTATATGGGTTTCAAATGTCACCATCATAGCATTTACCGTAGACCCTTCAAGGTCTGCCCCAACTTCGGGACTATTAAGCATCTGTATGTAGATTGTAGGGAAATGTGGAGTATCGTTAAGTTTCTGCTGCTGAGTAATCAGCAAATCGGGATATGTTGTGGATAGTGTCTTTTTAAGCCTTGTTTCTAAGATGGTATAGATTTTGCTCTCAATCTTAAAAGTCCAAGTATTATCAACTGCCACTTCCGAACACCTCCCTTGCTGTATTTTCTATCTGGGTAATTATTTCTATCACGGCATTGTGCATAGGCCTTCCGGGTGTGATACCGTCAACCGTATGCCAATTACCGCTTAAATCCATATACCGCCAAAAACTCTCATTAGCGTGTGTCTGCCTCGGGAATGTCCCCCGTCCTACGGGAGTACCATCAGACAACGTACCTGTATTACCATTTATGTCCTCCCATATTACGGCGTGTTTACCCGAACCAAATTCTTCCATTAGTAACGGAGATACAATCGCATCTACCTGCTGTCCTCGTCTGAGCCAGCTTGATATAAGCGGACTTGTTTCTGCCGCTACAATCTGTACGGAAGATTCATCCTCAAACTTCTGGAAAATGATATATTTCCCTAATTCAGCTCCAACACTGCCTTTAGCTGCCGTGATACCTTTATCAGCCAATCTCCGTTCCAAGGTTTTAATCTTTTCCCGGAAAGTACCGATATAGTTTTTTAATTCATCTGCGGCTGCCCGTAATTCTGAGGATTTCAAAGCTGATTTGATAATCATTCCTTCTTCACCCGCTTTTTGAGCAATGCCTTAAACTGATTTAAACTGTTATTTGTTGCAACAACCGTATAATCAGCCGTACTGCCATCATTAGTTCCTGTAGGAGCTTCTGTTTCGTACCATATAAGGCTTGTTTTTGTTATCGGGAGATAACCTTTATCTGCGACAATGATTGCATCATAAGCAGAAACATCATACCCAAACTCCGCCTCGACAGCTTCACCGCCTGAAAAACTGATACTTGCCATAAAATCAACCGGGGATTCATATGTCATTTCATAACCGCCTTCGTTAATCGAAACGGTTTCCCCATCAACTGTCATGGTTTCACTATCTGTTTCGGCTGTGCTACCATCTAACAAGGCGTAATATAGTAACTGCTTATTCCTGTTTAATGTACGCATAGTCTTTATCCCTCTAACTTATCCAATCTGGACAATATGTGTTTGATTAAAGTTTCCTGTTCTACCTGTTTTTTCTGGACTTCATCAAAGTTTTTTCTCATGTCCTGCATCTGCAGCTTAATGTCATTTGCAAAATCAGCGAAATTTTTTGATAAGGAATCCATCTTTACATCAAGCCTTGCTATAACTTCGGCTTTCTTTGCTACATCTTCGTCATCAGCCCGTTTTTTAGACTTGACACCAAAGAATACGGCAAAAGATACAGATATGACGGAAACCAATGTAGTAAGTGTTATCGTAATATCAGGCATATCGTCACCCCCTTAAAGGACTTTGACAAATGCGTGAACATCCGATATTAATTTGTCCCTGTCCCGGTAATTCCTTGAAACGGAATTTTCCGTATGAGAAGTCTGTCCCTCTGCTCCTACCTGAGCGTAGTCATATCTTGCCAGATTAGTTATGGTCGCATAATACCGGGTAGACAGTTCCGCAAGTATTCTTTCATCAGAATATGAAGAATTTTCATACTCTCTTTTAGCCATAACCTCTCTAATGGCAAGTTCAACCTTTACTGCAAGTATATCCGCATTAAAACTCGCTTCTTTTCTCATTTCGGCAGATAACAAACCGACTATTGAAGTCTTTAAATTGCTAATGTCAACCATCTGTCAGCCTCCTTGCATAAAGATTTATGCTTTAGGTTTCCTTCCGCCTTTTTTCTTTTCCGTATCAGCCTTTTTCGTAAGAACTGATTTCGGTTCATCAACGGCTACGTCCTCTACGGGTTCTTCAACCGATTCCGTAACGGCTACTTCCTCAGTAACCGCTACGGTTTCAGTATTTTCAGTTTCGATAGGAACGTCCTCACCGGGAAAGTATTTCTTGCCATTAAATTTAACCGTGTACGGATATTTCATGGCTGCCTCCCTTCCGGCTTAGTAAGCCTTGATAACGTATGTTTCATCCATTCTCTCGAATGAAGGAAGAACGATCT